CTCAGAGCGTTCTTGAAAACATCCAACTGCTGATTAGTATCGCTAGCATAACGAACAACAGAGAAGCTTCCTTCGACAGTATAAGCAACCGGCTCATGACTAATGATTTCAAAGATACCAATCGACTCAATTGGTACATGTTGTACGTTATGCTAGCGATACTAATCAGCAGTTGGATGTTTTCAAGAACGCTCTGAGTGGTGATACTTCTACAAATCAGCAGGCAGCTAACCACGCGGCAGGACTTCAAATCAATGACCATATTAACCCAGGTGCAATATTGACATCTACTACTTTCGATATGGAAGTTGTTGAAAAGTCTTCTGGAACTGAAAAAAACGTTAACTTCTTCACCATTAAAGATTGTAGGATTACACGTCGAGGATCTTCTCTTAATAAGAGAAATGTTCTTGTTGATCAATATAGCTTCGTTGGTCGTCTTGCTGAAGATGGAGACGCTGTTGAAGGTACACCTGACGTCGCACCATCTCCTGGCGAGGCAGGTGAGAGTACAGGTAGTGAAGCTACTGGCGCTGGTGGCGGTGGTGGCGGTGGTGAATAAGGTTAATCTCTTAACTTTTAGGAGGTTAGCATGGCTAATCAAAAACCCTTCTTTATTACTGGTGCCAACGCTGCTATTAAAGTAGATGGTATCAATGTTGCTTACGCCAACTCAGTCTCTTGCCAAGTCACTGTCAATCATGTATCTCCTCGTGTACTTGGTAGGGCTGAGGTTGAAGCACATCAGCCAGTTTCTTACGATGTATCTGGATCTCTAACTGTAATTAAATACGGTCAAGGAATTCGGGAGTTTATTGGAAGCGACAAATCTCCAAGATTATCCACAAATAAAGGTAATGGTCCAGGTTCTTTTGAAGCCGAAGGTTCACTGGTTTCTAGGGCGTTAGGTTTACCTAAATTATTAGGTGATGACCCCACAGGTGCAGCAGCAGAAGGTTTCGATCCTTTCCACTTCTTCCAATCTAAGCAGTTTAATATTGAGATTCAGCAAAAAGCTGGTGGCAATGAAAAGATAGATATAGCAACTATGATTAGGTTGAGGGACTGTAGATTCACTGGACTTCAATTTCAACTTCAGAAACGTGGAGCTGGTACCATGGTGATGGCATTTAAAGCACGCTATTATGACGATGATACAATAATAGCTAGAGGTTCTGGAGTAGGTCAGGAGCTTAGCTAATGGCAGTTGAAAATAAAATTACAAAAAATGGTTCAATAGTTGGAGCTGCTGGTGGACTTTTACAAAACTCTCTAGAGTCTGCTATTGGCGGCATATCCCCTTTAAATGATTTTGGTAAATACTTCACAGGTCTTAGGGCGATCATAAAGATAAACGATCGACTATTTGGCTTTGCTTTTGCTGTAACGATGAATATCAAATACCAGACCGATGAAATTTGGACTATCGATAACACTCTACCTCATGAACTTGCACCACAAAAGATGATAGCCAATGGAACTATTTCAATGTTTCACATTCCTGGTAGAGGGCCAGGTACTAGACATATTACACCAAACGTGCTATCGTTGTTGAATCATAGATATATAACTATCGACATATCTGATCAAACAACTGGCGAGACTATTTTTAAAACAGATAAAGCAATGATAGTAGGTAGATATCAGGATGTTCAAGCTGATAAGATCTCTACCATAAAGCTAGATTGGAAAGCTATCGAGTGGCAGACAGAGAATGCACCAGCAGAACCAACTGGAGCGAGTGAGTCAGCAGACACTGGAGATAGTGGTCTTATTCCAAATTTTAACCTTTTTTAGGTATAATCTTCATATCGGTCTATGAGTTGGAGATTTAAATGTATAAGAGCTTACCAAAGATAGAGAAAACTTTCGAAATTGAAGTAGAAGGTGAAACCACTGGAATCAAGTATGAAGGTAAATTCACATCTAAATGCGTACTCTCTCTAGCTGATAAGCAAAGTCTTGAGCTTGAGAAATCGCGCCTAACAGCAGATTATGCAAATCCAAGCGGCAAACTATATGCTATGGCAACTATGGTCTCATCTTTGCGAGCTCGCCTAGTCGAATTTCCTGAATGGTGGAAAGAGGTTGGAAACGGATCTGATCTTTTAGATGAGAATGTGCTAGTAGATATTTTTGATAAATGTGAAGATCTTGCATTAGAGTGGAAGAATGATCTCAAGAAAGCCTCTGGTAAGGAGGAAAAAGAGAAATCGGGAAACTCGAAAAAGGAGAGCGGGAAGAGCACTCCATAGTTGACATTATAGACTCAATATCTGAATCTCACTTTTCTAAAGATAATCCAGACTATACATTGCATTTTTTACAAATGTGGTGGTGTAAAAAATACAATAAACCATTGAAAGATCCAATTCTTATGCAGTACTCTGTAGAGGAGTTATTGTATGAGATGATGTCGCATAGGCATTATGACAATGATCTAAATAGACAACGTCAAGAAGAAGCTGATAGAATAGAAATTGAGAAGTATGATGAAGACGTTGAATGGGCAGAAGAAATGGAACGTCTTGAGGCAGAAAAGCTTAAACAAGACACCAAACCTCCTACTTCTCCTGCTGAAGCTCCTCATAACCAAGAGTGGATGCAGCAGATAATTGAAGAAGAGAAGAAGAAGTTTGGTGACGATTTTGGTGAAGATATTTCTTTTAACATGGATGAATAGATATGGCTACAAACTATAATAGAGGTAGAGGTAAAATTTCTTCTCGTATTGAAGAAGCCATCTCTAGAAGAGATAAAGAATTAGATACAGTAACTTCTGAAACTGCTAGAAGGATAGAGCAACTTCATAAAGCGAGAGAAGAGGCTGTTGCTAAGCGCATAGAAGATCTTCAAGAAATTAAAGAGAGTATAGCTGAGTTAGAAGTTGAAAAATATAAATACTCTCAAACAGGTCGTCAAAAAGAAGCTGCTGTTTTACAAACTCAAATATCTGATTTGAAAGATAGTGAAGTAAATCTTACTAGAAGAGGTAGTCTAAATCTAGATCGCCTTTTTGAAAAAAGAGAACAATCTGACATGCAAAGAAGGTCAGAAATTACAGCCGCTCAACAGGGTTTTGAGCGATCTATGGCTTCTGCAATGTCAACAAGACAAACAGCATCTGAGATATCTCAAGCAAGATCTAGAGAAGAAGTTAGACGTAAAGCAATTGATCAAGCCTCTAGACCTGAAATATCAACATTTGAACTTCAGAGAAATATAGAAAGAAGACGAGAGCTACTTAAGACTGCTCAGGGAAGAGTGCTTGAATCTGCTAGAGGTCAGACACTGGAATCAACTCTAGAATATGATGAGCGTAAGGGCGCTGTTTTAGACGACAAGGCACAAGCAGAGCTAGCATTTGGTAGACGAGTAAGCCCTCTCCTTTCACAACGTATAGGTGTAGAGCAGAGAATAAAAGGCAGCATTGCACAGGATGAAGAAACTCTTGCTGAAAGAAAGCGACTAGGTCTGGATATATATAGTCGCTTCAGTAGAGCTAGCGCTAGAGCTGAACAGGTAGAGACCACTGAAAGACAGGGAATGCTTCGTAGAGAAGTATTGGGTGGCCAATACAATAAAGCAGACATTGATAAAGAAGTTGCTGAAAAAACTAGAGAATTAATAACCACCTTTAGTGAATTAAATAAAGCCTTTAAAGAGGGTTCAGAAAATGCTGACATGTTGTCAGCAAGTTTTGAAAAGGTTGACTCGGAGCTAAAAGAAAAACAATTTATTCAAAGAGAGTTGGCTAGAGTCCCAAGTGGTCGTGACATTTCAGATACACTTGGTTATGTCGGTAGACAGTTTCAAGGTGTGGGTGCTGCATTATCTACTGCTGGTGAAACCTACGGCTATGGCACGGTAGGTGTTCAAGAACAGCTTATGGCTAATCGTACTGCATTTGCAGAAAGAGCTAATCAGATTAATCGAGATGCTATTTCAGCAGCACAGGGTGACTTTTCCGCTATTCGACGAGTGTTAACAGGCCAAATTGAGCAAGAAGCATCCTACGGTGCTCAAATAGGCAATATGCAAGATACTGCTCAAGGGTTTGGTCTGTTGGGTAGTGGTGCTGTTGCTTTAGGTGCAATTACATCAGAAGGTGGTGATCTTGCTAGTCGTTTTATAACCGGTAGTGCAATTAACCCACTGATGGGATTAAAAGCTGCTGCATCTGGCGCTCTAGAAGACATGGGTCAAGCTGCTCCTTCAATCGGTGGATTTTTAAACAATGCAGCAGACTATCGATTCCAAATACAACAAAAAAGAGCTGAACTAGGTGCACAACAACAAGCACGAGCGCTTGATAGTGCAATTAATGCGCTTTCTGATGAAGCAGGTCAAGCTGGATTAGAATATACTATCAGTGTTGCGGAAGCTACTAGAGGTCTTGGGCGCGGTCAAGTAGGTGCTAGACGTGACAGACCGTTGTTAGAAACAGGTCAGGCACTTCAAGATAGATCTGCAAATATTCAAGAATCTACTTTAGGATTTTTCTCTGGTGTTGATCTTGATTTTAGAGATACACAGAGAGAGAGCTATAGCAGAGAGTACCGTGGTAGCAGCATTCGCCGAATGACACCAGAAGATCAGGCTATAAGATCGAGGAACGTAGATAGGGGTATTTCTGACAAGTTTATGGATTTTGTTGATTTCACAGAATCTCTTGGGAACGCTATTCCACAATCATCGAGATCGGCTTACAATGGACCACTTCGTCCACTGTCTGAAGGCATGGATGGAATAATGAGAGAAGGTGGTGAATCTGCTACCGATAGAAGATCAAGATTACAGCAAGCTCTTAGAGATCCTGCTGAGATAGCTGAAGAAAGTGGACTTACTCAACAGCAACTTATTGGCCTAGTTGGTCAATCTATCCAAGGACTAGGATCTCAATTCTCTAGAGATCCTGAACAACTAGAAAGATTGGAAGAAGCTGGAAGGTTAGCTCGTTCAGGCTATTTACGCTCTCCAGAACAGGCAATTGAGTTTCAAACTAAGCTCACAAGACTTGGTGGCGATGAGACTGACACTAGAATGAGAAGTGTCATGGAATCAGCTTTTGCTGCTGGTTTTGATAACTCTACAGCATTCTCTGAATTGGTAAACGTAGCTACAGAAACAGCAGCCAATACAAAAGCTACTGCTTCTGGTATTGATGTAACCAGTGCAGCTTCAAACATTGCGTCAATAGCTTTTCAGGCTGGTGATAGAGGTATGAATGAGTTTCAAAGAGCTCGTTCAGCACAAACAGCCATAGGTCGCATCAGCGATGTTATGACTAGCGGAGATATGTCTTTCGGCAACGTTATGGAAAGACAATATCTGCAGCAAGGCTTAGAAGGTGCAGATACACTTCAGATAGAACAGATATCTCGAATGTCTCCTGCAGAAATAAGAGCTTTGAATGAAGCCTTTGCAAAAGGTGATGAAGCTGGGCAACGATACATACAGCAAAACTTTCCAGGACTTCAAGGAACTTTAAAAACAGGAGAGGACATAGAAGCAGTAAATAAAGCTGGTCGTGCAAATGTTGTTTTTGGAAGTGGGTATACATTAGGCGTTGGTGGCGAAGGTGTACCAGCACTGAAAAAATTTATTGAAACAGGCGATAAATCGGCTTTTGACAATCTAGATAGCAAAACTAGAAATAACATCCTTTCAATGCTACAAATGGAATACGGTAAACCAGATATTGCTATTGGTGCTATTACAGCGACCACATCTGCAGATGATCCACAAAGAAGAGCTTTAGATCAACGCGCACAAATCAGTGCTGAGCAACTTAGAAATGCTAGGGCTGAAGGTCAAGCAACAGTTACATCTGCTGGTGTAGAGCAAGTTGAAGATGTTGGTATAAGCAATGTAGCTAAAATAATGAAAGAAGCTGCTGATCAGATAGATTTTGGCGCATTTAAAAAAGCAGCTGAAACTGCAGCTTCAGATCTCAGCGTATCGCATACAGCTTTCAAGACTGAGTTGGAGTCTATGACCGGTAATGTTAAATTTATCACCGATGCTCTTATGGAAATTGGAACCAGCTTAGGGTTGGTTAAGATAGACACTAATAGTAGAGGTAGGTATAACTTCGGTGGCAACAGAAGGGGTAGATAGTGGCTACTATAGAGCATATTAAAAAGGTTAGCCATGCTGCTATTAAGATATTCAACTACGATGAACGTGGTAATGCAGATGGTATATCAAGCCCTGATGACATCTTTGAAAAAATAGATTTAACTAATGAGATTATCTCTATTGATGTAAGTAAAGATAAATCATCACCTTCTGGTGAATTTCAATTTTATCTAGCACCTACCTCAAATTGGGTGTCACGCATTACACCGGGCAGCTGGTGTGTAATCATGATGTCTAATGACAAAGATGCAATTAACTTTAAAAAAGCAGATCGCAAATCATTGAAGATGGTTGGTAGGATTACCTCTGCCAGATTAGCAGTTCAGGTAGATGATGCTACTGGTGCTAGAAATACGCAATACGTTGTTACTGGTAAAGATTGGGGATGTGTATTTGAATCTCTTATATATATCGACCCCATCTTTCGTGGCTCAACCATCGATGGAAAAAGTGCAATATTTCAAGCTTCTGCTTTGCTGAGTAGCTATAAGGCTAGTTGGATAAATGGACAGGGTTTACCAACTCCAGGTAATGTAGTTAAATCACTTAAAGCACTATGGGGACAAGAAGAAAATCTATTATCTAGTTTTGTAGGAGCTTTGTCTGACTCTAGCTCTTTTAAAGTTCAACCAACTCTAGCCTCATTATCTTCTTTTCGTTTACCTTCTTTAGTTGCAGATTACTTATCTAAAGATACTTCAATATCTGGTACTTCCTCTAATTTTGCTTCATTTATTACTGATGTTGAAGGTATACTATCTTCTGAAGATAGTTATAAAACTGAAAGTGGCTATGATGGCTACGGAATGCCAGACATACATGCACTATATGGAATTAATAGGTTTTGGGATGTTCTACAGCAAAATGCAAACCTATCTTTAAACGAGATGTTTTGCGACATTCGTTGGGACGACAATCTACCAAGATTTGCCCTATATAGAAGAATAAAACCATTCTGTCTACGTGCTGAGTTTGAGGGATCTAAAGATCTTACTAACAAGATATCCTTGTTTAAAAACATACGTAAGATAAAAGTAAAAGCATCTGAGGTTATTGATATCAATGCTGGAACAAATTGGCGAGATCGTGTTAACTTCATAGAAATGAAAGCAGCACCAAACCTAATAAGGGATTTTTTCAGTAGCAGTGTCAAACTAGATCAGCAGATTGCTGATGCTAAATCTATTGAACGAGATGGCTTTAGACCATTTCCAATAAGCATGTCCACGGCTACCTATCTACCATTCTCTTCTAATAAGCCAGGTCAAAATGATAAGAACGCTTTGGATTTTGTAAATTGGAAGTATCTCTTAAAAGAGTGGAACTTCAATACCCATACATTGCTGAACGGATCTATGAATATTGTTGGTCAAGATGATTATATTGGAGTTGGCGACAATATAATGGTTAACGCATCAATATTTGGTGGTGGAAGTTTTAACTCATCAAGCTCAAATAGTTCAGCATATCTACTTGTGCACGTTGAAGGTGTTAGTCATAACATGCAGGTTACATCAGAAGGTGCTAGAGTCTTTTCAACATCTATACGCTTTGTGCGCGGTGTATTTACCGATGAAGAAGGTAATCCACTTTCTGGTAATGGTGTAGCTGGAGTATTAAGCTCATTCGCTCCTCCATCTTTGGGTGCTGGAGGTGGTCCACTTACTGAAGGTATAGATGACAAAGCTTCTGATACAAAGGGTGTTGATTTTGGTACAAATAACAAAATAGCACCTAAAATGAACTCTTCAAATGATCCAAAGGGAGAGTAATGTACGATTATATAGTTAATGATTCATCTATTCTGACTAAAGATGACGATGGGTTAAATAGGTTTCCAGATGCTAGACCACCTAATGGAATTCATATAGGTATTGTTAGGACTGTTGAGGAAGCTGTGGATGAGCAGTTGCTATATATAATTGAAATATTTATGGAAGGTAAGCAGTATCCAGTTGCTTGTAAGCCTATTTTTAAATTCGGTGGTGTATATAACTATGAAGAATATAACTTTCGTCCTTGGAATGCTGCTGGACTAGAGGATAATCTTCCAATATCGGCTGACAGTTATGAATATAGAAATGGAGATGCTGTTGTAGTTGGTCTACTTAATAACGACACTCGTGAGGGTGTGATATTAGGTGGGCTGCAACACCCTGCAAGATCACAGCAGGTTCCAAATGAGGATATTCAATATTATTCTGTGTTTCAGGGTTTAGAAAAGCAGATTAGAACTGATGGTAGCTATAAGGTTACTTTTAATGGTGCGGCTACAAATGAAGCTACTTTAGAGGTGCCACCTACCGGTGTAACTGCAATTGATCCAATATATAATCCACTAACAGCTGGTAGTTATTATGGTTTTGACTCTGAAGGTAGTTTTGTTGCTACAGATGCGGGACAGATCACTACTCAAACAATTAAGATTTTTAAAGACTCTACTGGCAATGGATCAATTATTCTAAAGTCTGGTCAAGTAGAAGTAGAGATAGGTGGCAGTATTGCAACGGGGCAATTTGGTGCAAAAGCATCATCTATTACTCTAGATGCACTACAAGCGGTGAACATTGGATCTAAGCTTAAAACAAATATTCAAGGAACTCAACTTAGTTTAAAGGGTTTGCAGGTTGCTATCGGTAATGATAATGTTGAATTAGTTTCAGCACTAGTAGAACTTATTACCGAACTAGGTTTAGTAATTGTTAACAGCCCTGTCGGCACATGTACCCCAATATCTACATCTCCTAATTGGGCATCTAAAGTGATACCACTTCAGGTAAAATTACAGCTACTAGCCGGCAGTCTTGAAGATGCTGAGTCGTTTTCACTAAATGGTGATGATAGTGAAGATATTGGAGATGATATCTAGTCATAGCGCTTTCTAGCTTATAATAAGCTAGGAGGTGGATAATGCCAGCACAACTTTTACAACCAGGCGGCGGTGGAGGATCGAGCTCGAGTATTTTGGGTGGTGATCCTGCTGTTAACAATATTTTTCAATTGGCAGTCAACCACTACGATATTGGCGATGGTTCTACAAACAGCACGCATCTACTTTGGTATAAGGCTAGACCTTATGGGTTTAAGTTTACTAATGCAGAAGGTGCATCTTCAACTATATATCTACCGATACTTCCAAGCAATCTAAACATTAGAACTAATTTTGCTACTAACATAACAACCACACTATATGGAGTTGTTGAGCAGCATTCTGAAAATAGATATTATGACATCTCGATTCAAGGAACTACTGGCTTTGGTCCTCAATTCTTGCAACACGATGACTTTTCTGTACAGAAAGGTAGAGATACATTTGGAAACAATGCAGATGCGCCTTTTAGCCTAGGTGGATTTCTTCCAGAAATTACAAACTCAATCAATCAACTCACTAACAGTATGGCAGACATTGTTGGTGAAGGTGAAAGTAATCCCACTGGACTAAATGCTGACACAAATGGTTATGTAGCATTTCATAACTTTTATCGATTTCTCTTAGAATATAAGAGGCAGATATCTCAAGAATCAGAAGGTGGAACATCTTCTAGCTCTACTCAGGCAGGCTTTTCAAGCAACACCACAAGTCAAATACCTGGAGCTAGTGGTGAAAGATCTAAGTCAGCTCCTCTTCAGTTTTTAAACTATAAAGATGGCAATCAGTACGATGTGGTGATTCAAAACTTTACACTCAATCGTTCTGCTGACAAGCCGTTCTTGTATAACTACTCAATTACTATGAAGGCTTATAATTTAACCACGGTAGCAAGCGATTCTGGAGTAGAATCACTTAATGATATTAAAGAAAGGCTTGGTGTTAATGGTTTGTCGAGTTTTTCAAAAACAACCCGTGTTGTAAGTAATGTTTCTAGCTTAGTGAGTGGAATACTTTAATGAGTTCTCAGGTTAGAGCCGGTTTTGAGGCTATATCAAGACTAAGACTGTGGTCTAAGCTCCGTAATAGTGATGAGCTTGATATGGCTGATTTCCCTGAAATTATTTCATTGAGGTGGCAGTTCTTTCGATCTGATTGGGAATTTGTAAAAGATTCTCTAAAAGAAAACCTAGATAGCGCTACGTTTCCAGAACAGCTGCGAGATCAGATAGAAAGACTGTCTCGCCTTATTGAAATACAACGCAACTCAGTAAATCAAAATATCAATCCGTTTCTAAGTTCCGACATATTTAATAGATACTATGTTGTTTGGGACAATATTAGTTTAAACATAATCAACTTAACTAAGCAAGAAACAGCGATAGCAAACAACAAAATAGCTGAGATTAATAGATATACTCGTACTAACTTTCTAGAGATTAGAAGATTATTAAGAGAGGCTAGAGATAGTATAGCGGACACTATAGGATTAAGTGATGCTGATTACGACTCATCGTTCGATAGAAGAGCTGGCAGTGGCTTAAAGTCTCCAAAAGTGTCTGACATCAATAATATGCAACTATTTCAAGCAGCTATATTTGAATGCGACAATATATTGGCTAATATATTTAGTTTAGAAACAGCAACTATCGATCCTTTTGCACTAGCTAGAGCGAATGCAAATAACCCAGAAATCACTATCAATGACAACAATTCTGGCACATTTGTAGCTATGGAAGCTGGAGAAAGTCTACAATCACTTTCAGCAAAATATCTTGGAGATCCAGATCGATGGAATGAGATTGCTATTGCAAATGGATTAAAAGCGCCATTTGTCGATGAGATAGGCGAGTTTGTACCACTACTATCTAATGCAAGTTTGTCTCTTATCAATATTGCACAAAGTGATGCATCTGGAAATTCTAATATTAAGAAGTTTTTCATAGGACAGCCGGTTTTTATATCATCAGACACTTTTAGATTTGGTGAGCAGAGGGAGATAATCAATATAACCACTGTGCCAATTAGCAATGAGATAGTTATCGAACTATCTGGTGAAAATGATCTAAATAGGTTTAAGACTTCTGAAAATGCAGGAATTAGGGTATATAGGCCAAACACTATTAATAGTAACTTTTTGATATTAATACCAAATCAGCAGAATACAGATAATCTACCAGAATCTCAACTACCTTTCTTCCTACAATCTAAAAAAGAGGATGAGAGGAAGGCAGGAGTAGACCTATTTCTTAATGATGATTTTGATCTTAACTTAACATCCAGTAGTGATTTGCAGTTAAGTTTTGGAATCAATAATGCATCGCAGGCCGTAAAATTAAAAGTTGCATCAGAACAGGGACAGAACTTCAGACACCCTGCTTTTGGTATTCGTACACAAATAGGCTCTAAAGCAGACAATGTAGAGCTTACACAGCAGCAATTAGTGTCTAGCATCACTTCAGCTGTAGAGGTTGATGATCGTTTTCAAAGAGTGGAATCTCTAGTAGTTGCGTTAGATGATCGTGATGAAACAAAAGCTTTTCGTGTACAATTAGTGGTAAGAATGGCTGGTGTAGATAGTTTAGTACCAATTTCCTTCTCAGTTAGGGCTGGATAAATATGACAGTTAATATTCGCAGTTTTAATCAAATATTAGGTCAGATGGTCAGAAAGATCGTTGCCGATACACCGCTCAATGACATTAGAGAAGGTTCAGCATTACTAACACTATTGGAAGCAGCTGCACAATCTGACTTTGAAAACAATGCATCTATACTTAATGTATTAGAATTGCTTAGCATCGATGCTCTAAGAAATAGTGATCTAGATGCACGTGCTACAGATCTTGGATTATCTAGAATTGCTGCACAACGCTCTACAGGCTTTGTAGAAATAGGTGACAGCTCTATTACTAAACGAAGTACGACACTTTTTCAAGTAAAACCAGCACCGATCGCAGGTTCAACAGTTCTTTTTGTAAATGACGCTCAAAGTTGGAATTCTACTGGCGGTGAACTGTTTATTGGTCGAGGGACTGCTAACTTTGAAGGTCCTATTACCTATACATCTATTATAGATAATGGATCTTTCTACACTATCAACCTAGCATCAGCACTTCAGAAAGACCATCTATCTTCTGAAACTGTTGTTGATGCACAGGGAACTGCAGATAGAAGAATTGTTCAGGGTACAGTAGTAATCATTCCTCCCAATAATCAAAACCCACAGATTGAATTTAGAACACTTAGGGATGCTACTATTCCAGCTGGTGAAGATGTTGTAACCAATGTGCCGATAGTTTCAATTGTTGCTGGCACTAGATCTAATGCAGGTATCAACACCATAACACAGTTCTCATCACCGCCTTTTACTACAGCTACAGTAACTAACACCACAGCTATTACAGATGGCAGAGATGTGGAATCAGATGATGACTTCAGAGAAAGAATTAAAGCTTACTCGAACTCGCTAGCACGCGGTACTGAGAATGCGATTCTTTCTGAAGTTATTGGTGTATCTGATAACGATGACGGTAAACAAGTAGTTTCCGCAACAATAACAGAGCCTCCCAGAGTTGGTGACCCTTCGATTCTATATATTGATGATAGCACTGGATTTCAGCCTAGTTTTCAAGGTCAATCAGTTGACCAACTATTGACTGAAGCGTCAGGAAACGAGGAGTTCTTACAGCTTGCAAACTTTCCACTACCAAGACCGCAAGCGGTAAATGCAGCTGATGGTCCTTATGAGATATCAGAGGGTATGACACTTAGAGTGTTAGTGGACGGTGTAGAAGAGCAGGTTACATTCTCTACAAGTCAGTTTATTAATAGTGCTTCTGCTACATTGGCTGAAGTTATAGTTGCTATTAATGACCAAAGCAACACTTTTAAATGTACTTTTACGGCAAATTCTACTAGACTATTATTGTTTCCAACTAGCTCAGAATCTGAAACAATTCAAGTTGCAGCACTTAGAGATAATGAAGATTCTTCTCTATATGCTAACAGTCAATTTAAATTCCCTACGGATGAATTTTCTTACATCAGGCTATTTCAAAACAGCACGCTGCTTAGTGAGCGTGCTAGATCTGCTTCACTTCTCACAAATGAGTTTAGCAGCTGGAACATTCTAAGTCAAGGCAACATTGTCATAGAAGTAGATGGAACTCCTGCACAAGACAGGCTATTCACAACTACAGACTTCGGCGGAACTACATTTGAAGCACTAACACTAGATGATTGGGTTAATGCTTTTAATCAGAAGTTTGCAGGATTAACAGCAACAGCTACATCTAGTGGTCGCATGCAGATCACATCAAACAATGAAGGTGCAGCTTCGCTAGTTAATGTCGTCGGTGGTTCATTTTTTGACACATGGTTTACTGGACTAGATACTAGATCTGCTGGTAGAAACTCAGACTTTGAGCTTAATCGACAAAACGGCAACATTAGAATATTGACACCGATATCTCAGGGCGACACTATTAGCGCAGGTTCTGAAGATACAAAAGGATCAATAACATCTTCATCCACAACTACAGGTACTTACAACCTAGCTACAGACGCAAACTCTAGAAGAGCTGAAGCTGTAATCACATCTGACATGTCAGATTTTGCAGTTAGAGAGTCAGCTGTTGCTCCACTAAATGGAACAATAACTATCTCTGATCAAGGCTCTAGTGTTATGAGGGTTATGTCGAGCAGCGTTACATCTTTCGCATCAGTTGTTCCTGGTGATTTTATCTTCATTACAAATCGGGGATCGCTAGTAGGATGGGTTGATCCAGAGAATGCAGGTATCTTTAAGATTGTTGCTAAGGGTGGACACTCTTCAGCTGGTGTAGATTCATATGTTGAAGTTAAAAATGCTACAATTGTTCCAGGTACTCATACGGTAGATTCTGCAGACGATGTTCATGTGTTTAAGTCAGACACGTATCCACAGATCTGGAGCGGTCTACTGACACCAAACCCTGCTTCATCGACACTAAACGATATTGTTGAATCGTTTGATGACAATCTGGTTAACGTAATAGCCTCTATCTTCAAAACTAACTCCGTTAAACTAACTTCTACTACTGAAGATGGTGGAAGTATTGCAGTTCCAGTTTCTACTGGAAACGCATCTACTCTTTTTGCCACTAGACAGGGTCAGCAATCGGGCACACCGTCGCAGATCGCTAATCGAGCAAACATTACAGCAGCAACCGGATACTTTAAGAGAACAGAGCCTAGCAACTCCGATATCTGGCTTGGCAGATATATCTATTCAGATGTAAGAGGTACACTTACTTCAGATGCAGAACCAGGTACAGCGGGAGTAGATGTATACAGTGAACAGCTAGAAGCAACCGGTGTACTGACAGATGCTTTAGTAGACTACGATGATGTTCTTAATATAACTGGCGGATCTAACAAATCTCACTACAGATCTGTAAGAGATCTTTTAGCTGGTGATGTTGTTGGTACGCAGCATGAACTTCCAAGAACTGTAATGGACTATGTTGTTGATGAGGATATCAATATCATGCGTCCACTTACTTTCTATCCTGATGACAGCATTGTATTCATCTTAGATCAAGATTCAGTAGCTAAGACTATTGATGTGTCTATGTCTAGAACTGGTGTTGTCAACAATGAATTTACAGCGACCGACTTGTCGTTCTCTGCTAATGATGCAGATAACGAACCTGGAATAACCTTTGGCAACCTTCAAGTTTGGGGCAAAGATACAGCTGATACTGAGTTCCAAAACTATGCCGTCTGGTTCCGTGCTAGAAACTGGTACGTGTCTGGTGGTGTAGGTTCAGGCGGTGGATCGATGATTCTTCGTGCGGATGAGTATGGTCCGCACGGTGAAAGACTTAGATTCACTATTGACTATCCACAGTCACCTGCTCTTGCAGCAACCATCTCACACAACAACCTACCCGAGCACACAGACATCACGTTCAGGTTTGGTTCTGATATTGAGATACCTACTTCCATCGTTGCTGCGGATCAATTTACTGTTACTGATCTAGGTGGAAATAATTTCCGTTATACGTTTCAAAGTGTAGCTACTGACTTCAGTCAGATAGCGGCCGATAATATCGTCACCTTCGGCAATGACTCTGGTGTAAGTGCTGCAAACCGTGGAACACTTAGAATTACTGCTGTAGATGATTCACTTAAAACTATCGATGTATATAATCCAAGTGGATCTGCTACCATAGTAGGTTCTGCTGAGGTTACTCAGGTTACCACTGCAGCAGATATCGCCGGATCGACTACCAACTCAAATGTTATAGTTAATAAGACAGGAACCGGCGTCAATGATGGTGATTATTTTGTTATAGAGGATTCTGCTGGTCTTGTAGCAGTTTATTATCAAAAAATTCTACCACTACCGACACCAGGTTCACTAGGTGTAAATAGAATCATATCTGTAACATTAAGTGGTGGTGAATCTGATGCTACTGTAGCAGGCTTAACAGCAGGAGCACTAGCTGCTGATTCTGAATTTATCGCATCTGCTATATCGAACATACTTAATATCGACAACGTAGACAATGGACCTTTCCAAATTGCTGCTGATGGTACAGTGGCTTTTGTTTATTCAGGTACAGTTGGTGTTGCTGACGACAGTCTAGAAGGTGAATATTTCATTCTACAGGATCAGAATGGTAGTGTTGCTTTTTGGTATGATGTTTCTGGCGTTGCTACTGAGCCGCTTCATGGTGCTGATCGATCTGTTGAGATCGTCAGTGTTGTTGCGGGCGACAGTGCTATCGATGTTGCATCTAAAACCGCAGTAGCAATCACGTCTGATTCACAGTTCTCTGCATCAGCAGCTACCAACATCATCACCATTACAGATGCTAACAACGGAGTTAGACCAACATCTTCAGCTGGCACAACGCCATTTACCGTAGCTCAGATAACTGCTGGTGTTGACGATACATTTGAAACAATATCTATTCCTTTGTCAGTTAAGTTTTATCCTCTACTGAACACTGCTGTAGATGAGATTGCCACTGTTGTGTCTTCAAGTCCATTGATTGAAGCAACTGTGCTAGATAATAGTAATGACATTGTCCTAGCTACAAAAGATGAAGTTTATACACCTGCTGGTATAGGTGATTTCAGTGTTTCATTGGCATATGGTCACGATCCAGCTAGTACAAATAACGATTACGTATCTTTCTATGATTCAATTTCGTGGGTTAAGGATTTTGAAAACTCTAATCCACAGTTTGCATTAAAGAGTCCACTGATTCTACAAGGCGTAGCTCCTAGTGCATATTCGATCGACTCAACTGTAAACAGAGATTCAACCGAAACTGGTGAGTTCTTTAAATTAGTGCCAACTACACTAAACAACCTACTGCACCACTTTACACAGAAAGCATTGTCTCAGCTTCCCATCGTCGCAGATGTAGACATTGCATCTAATATTCGTGGAGTTCAGGTTAAATCAAAGATCGTTGGATCTAGTGGTGCTGTTGAAGTTGTTGGTGGAAATGCAAACTCTGTACAGTATTCTATATTTGATGAAGGTGTTACTGTAACTCAAAGTGGAAAAGACTTTACTGAGCTTACTATCGCATCTTCACCAGTAACGCTTACAGATGGAACTCTTATAAGTGTTGAGAACACAAACGCAGCACAGAGACTATCTCGTGTCAAGAGTTCAGATACATTAGATGTGTCGGTTAATGTTGACCAGACGTCTGAATACATATACAATCAAAAAGATAATCGCCTTAACAATGTAGTTAAAATGAGTGTTGCTGATCAGTCAGCAACTTACTCTAGACCTGCAGGTACAGTATGGCGCTGGACATTTAACGATGCTGGCTCTAAGTTTCGAGTCACTGGATTGAGTCCTGCTTTGGCAGGAACTGCACCTAATGATTTTAATGCTGCTGGTACAGGTACAACAGCTGCTCTAGTTAGTGAGCTTGTTCAAACAGGCAGCGCAACAGATGTTCAAATCTTAGACCTGTCAGTAAATGATCTACCAACGCAAGCAGATTACTTTATATTTGAAGGCCCTTCTGGTGACACATTTGCCGTTTATTTTGACATCGATGGAGCCAATATTCAACCTGCAGGCGGTGCAACTCCATTTGGTTTAAGTACTCACAAGATAGAAGTAGATATCTTAAGCAGCGATTCACCGAATCAAGTGACATCTAAGCTATCTACAGTTCTTCTAGCTGATCTTAACTTCCTTGCAGACTTCTCTGGAGTACAACTCCAAGGAGCTAACTATGATGAGGTAGGTGAAGGTGATACGCTTATTGTTGGAGGAGCACTTGATGCGTCATGGCCTAGCGGCAACAAATCAAGACAAACTGGAGACGGTAAGATCGCTGGATTCCCTATCATTGCGACTACGTCTAGTTACATTGATGTAGTTAATCCAAACGGCGTTGCGATGTCTGACGTATCTATTGAATCAGGCTCGGTAAATATATGTCCTACACCTTTCCTTGAATGGAAGCTGGGACACTACGCTAAAACAAAGATATCTAACATCATCATTTCAAGCGGTACAGCGACCGTAAACACACCATCTGAGCATAATCTTGAGGTAGGCGATTCTATAACTATAGAAGACACTTCATTAGCTCAAACCGTTACTGTACTTACAGTAGATGATCCGATAACTTTTACATTTATAGATACAACAGCAGCTGCTGATGGCACTTATGACAATGGTTTTGTTATAGAATCTGGGAAAACAGAAAGTAGATACAGAATTGAAAGTGTTGGATTTAACAACTTATATCGACTAAAAAATGTACTAGGTGATGCTCCTCGCTTTACTGATTTCGGTGTTGCAGTTGATGATCTTATGATTATCAGTGGTGAGACATTTGCTAGCAACAACACTGGTGTTTTCCGTGTACTGGGTGTTGACAATGAGTCTGTGTTGTTTGAAAACTCTTTAGCTTCTGAGCAGCGAGATCTTTTTGTCCCATTTAATAACCTACAAGATGCTGTTAACTGGGTATCTAACTTTGATGAAGTTAGCGGAACTGCTGGCACATTTAAAAATGTAGCTATAGGTACTTGGGTTAAGAAAAAGGAAGACTCAGAAGAGCGGTTTGTACAGGTTATTGACCTTCTAGATGCATCAGATGTATCCACTACAGCTGAGCTTGCTGTTAAGTTGAAGCTAGGACAGAACTACACAGGAACGAGTTCTAGTGCTGAAGGTGTAGCATTTGATCAGATATCAGGCCCAGATGCAGGCATAGTGCTAGACAGTATCGACGACATTAGATTTTTGGAAGGTGATGCAGCAAGGGTTGGTGACTCTATATTTATCGACAACATTGCTAATTCTTCTTGGTTTTCATCCTCAAATGCTGGAAACTTTACGATTCAGCAGATTGGAACTAACGCATCTTATAGGCCGTTTGTTAGAGTAGAAAACTCACTAGCTATAGCTCAAACTGGAGTTGATGCTGGTGTTAGCTTGCAAGGTCTATTTATTCTAGAGAGCGATAGTAATAAATTTAGTTCTGTAAGACTTGTAGAGCACTCATCTATCGATGAAACTGATTCCAATAAGCGTCAGATTTATGTTACTCCAGAAACAAGAACATACAAAATGTCTCGTTCTAATGGAACTGTCGTGAGATCTCTAGGTAAACTAAACTACTCTAGTGACGTCACTATTGGAATTGACGGCTACAACTACTACACAGGACTGCTAAGAACTGTACAAAGAATCTTAGATGGTTTTGAACCTGAAGCTACAACGTTTCCTGGACGCAGAGCAGTTGGTAGCGCAATTGAGACACTTGGACCATTGATTAAAAAAGTTTCAATTGCACTAGATGTGGTAACCACAGAAGGTGTTAACGTCAATGAGATTATTAGTGATGTTAAATCTTCGATAATCGACTATGTTGATGATCTAGGTGTTGGTGAAGATGTTATTCTTTCTGAGATAATAGTTCGTGTAATGGAAATTTCAGGCGTAGAATCTGTCACGTTCACAACACCTTCTCCAAACACCGATCGTATTGCAGTGGCAGATAATGAAAAACCATTCGTAACATCTGACAATATTGCAATTGCGTAGGTGGTAAATGGCTGACAATAAAACAAAAATTGATCGCATACATGACCTTCTGCCGAAGATCTTTAAAACAAAAGCTAACCCTAACTGGAAAGCTATTGTTGAAGCTCTTGGAGAACAGGATGAGTTGATTACTGAGCTTGTTCAAGAGGTAAGAGATCAGTTTTTTGTAGCAACAGCAGACAGACCGTATCTCGATAGATTGGGTGCAAATGTTGGAGTTGCAAGACCACAGCAGGTAGGTATGGATGATGCTACTATGCGTCGCTTTATTCCAGTCCTCTCATATCAACCAAAGCAAGTAAAGATAATTTTAGATCAGCTTTTAGATATATTCTTTTTTAGAGAGTCAACAAGCGCTTTCACACAATCACAGCAGTTTGAACCGTTTGCTTTGAAAGATGGTTGGCAATTGCTTTACACTGCTGATGGAATCAATGAAGAATTTATCACCTTTAAAAGCAATGATTTTACAGATATTGCTAATGCAACTGCAGATGAAGTTGTAGGTGTAATAAACAGACAAGCGCAAAATAGCTTTGCTGTTGTTTTTGATGATCGTGTAAATGATAGGAAGTTTATTAGACTGTTTACTAGCACTGTTGGTGCTAAAGGTTCTGTACAAATAACTGGTGGTCAAGCTAACATCGGTCTACAGTTTGTTGGATACAATAATGAAGCGGGATCTCAAGCAGATACTCAGTGGAGTGTGACTAAAGTTGGCGATACGGTAACATTTCAACACATAGGAGGAACATCACCCAATCTATCTTCTGTAGCTGTAGGTGATGTTGCATTAATAGATGTTCCAGACAATGAAGGCTCTTTTCCTATTGAGTCCATCGATCTTTCTAACTCGTCTTTCTCATTCACCAATCTTTTTGGCACACCTGGAGTATATGATAAGTCTCTACTACCTGACTCTTCTGTAAATTTCATGACGCCTGAAAAATTCTTTGTTTACACTAAAGATAATCGGGCTATCGTATGGGAAACACAGCCAGGTCAGGTGATAGTAGAGATGCCAGCTACTCCGCCAGTGGTTAAGCGTGTATTGGAAGGCTCTGCGCATGTTAATGGACTAACTGGCACCGTCATAAATAGAATTGACGACACAACACTAGAGTTTTCTGATGCTAGCGAATGGCCAGCAGGTGGCGGCAACTTCGTTCTGCAGCCTAGGTGTGAAATTCAAACCAGATATCTAACGGATTCTGAAGATTCTTCTGGCAGCTTAGAGTTTGGCACTAGGTTTGACAAACAAAGCTTTTACTACTCCTTTACAGGAGTTTCAGGTAATCAAATCCTAGGCATCGATCCACCTCTACCTGCAGAATCTGGCATTTTTGAAGCTAACATCTCTACATTGCAGAGAGTAGGCGATGAAGTAACTGTACAAACTGTCGCTGAGCATAATTTCAACATTGGTGAAAGTGTTAGGGTTCAGAACACACAATCAGCACTTGCTACACAGGGTGTGAGAGTTGATGTTGAGCTATTAGATTCTGCTACAGATGTGGCAGCAAAGACAGCAGTTGCTTTAAACGATCTGCCTGGATTTACAGCAGTTTCTGCTTTCGACATTGTGACAACCACAACTGTTGATAACAATGTAGTTACAGATGCTGCAGACGTAGATGCTGGAGCTGTTGTTAACGTGATTCAACAAGGAAATCTATCGCAACCAGAAATCACTGAGATTATGGTCCCAGATGGAGCATCTGTTAATGTAGTTGGAAGTGCACTTCGTTGGAACATTAGCGATGCATCTGGAAACGACTATCATGTTTGGTATGTTGTGAACGATGTAGCTACAGAGCAGACAAATCCAGGTATGGATGATCTTGTTAATTCTACTTTTAAAATCAACGCTATAGATACACCGACATCTTTTCGCTTTACATCTGCTGGAGAATCTGGCAATGCGACTGGTGGAATATCTCGCGTTGAACGCATAGGTATTACTAGTGGATCTATTGCATATCTCACATCAGCTAGACTGGGCACTGGAGTTCTTGGTCCAAATGTGTGGGACACTAACGCATCATTCGTACTATCTTCATTAACTTCAAATATTACTGAAGAAGTTAGACAAGGTACCAACGTTAAAACACTTGGTATTGATGCTGGAAACAATATTCCAGATGAAGAAGGTTTTGTAATATTTGGATTTGGTACTGAAAACCAAGAAGGTCCTGTTAGATATCTCTTTAAACCTAATGATAATAGCATGCAGATAGACCCAGCATATTTCTTTGAAAACACACATGCAGTTGGAACTGCAATTACGGTTATTAGAAGACGTGGAGCACATACACTGAGCTCCGATGGCCGTGAATTTGCTCCATATATTACAGATCCAGGTATTGCATTATCTGTACTTCAGGATCTGTTGTTGCAAGTTAAATCAGTTGGTATTTCAATGGACTTTTTGATTAGATATCCAGAACAACTATATGCTACACTCGACGTTTATAGAAGTTGTAGTGACCTGCTTTATCCAATAAGCGAAGAAGCTGCAGCAGATTGTGAGTAAACATGACTTATGTTACGGTATAATTTTAGAAGTTAATGATATGTTGGCACTAGCTATAACCACAAAGTAGGGTAGAGATGGCAGTTTTAGGTAGACTCCTATTCGGATCAGCACAAAGGTTAGACCTGCCTGACCTATTGTCACTTGATTCCTATGTAGCAGGTGACTTTAAGTTTCTTATCCAAAGTTTCGTTGGTTCAGATACTCCATATATTTTGAAGGGTTTTGAGGTTATTCAGCCTCAAGATGCTATTGGTACTGAAAATATATCTATCAGTATTGCTGATTCAATTGTTTATTATCCGACTGCAAAAGCAGGCAGCTTCTATCACGGCTTGCCTGAAGGTGACACTAACGCTCAACCGCTAACACCGGTACTTCGTAAAAACGCTACTAACTTTGTATACTTAACCTTTAGTACTCAAGACACTAGTCGTGATACTCGTGCATTCTGGGATCCAGATAGCAACGGTGGTGAAGGTGCAGAGTTTAGTCAAGACGTTAACACTGAAACTGCTCTTATCGTAGAGGTTGGAGTATCAGTTACTTCCTTCCCAGAAGATACGGTTCCAGTGTGTAAGATTGATGTTGGATCATCTGTTATCGACTCCATCCAAGACTGTAGACACATGCTCTTCAGACTTGGTGCTGGTGGTCTTAATCCAGATCCGTTTTCCAACTATGATTTTAGAAGCTTACCGGGACCTGGTTTTGAGCGAAACGAGCCATCTACTGAGATGACTTCTGCAGCCGACTCAAATGCATTCCAGGGCGGCGACAAAAACATCTTCTCTCTAAAAGAGTGGATGGACGTCGTGATGACCCGCATTAAAGAACTTGGTGGTACGACGTACTGGTATCAGGGAAATCCTGGTGGCGGTGTAGGTTCATCGCCGGGTCTTGCGAATCTATTCACCGACTCGGTAGGATCTACTCTTAAATCAAAAGGTGAATGGTCGCACGATGCAGCAACTCCAGGTGAAGTAAACTGGAGTGAGGATATTCAATACTATTCTCTTACCGATCCTCGTGTCTCTATCATTAGAGCGTCTACAATCAACCTCGCCAATGAGGAAGTTGCCTATGTCGACTTGATTAGAGATGCAGATCTAAATGGATCTTCTACTTCTGTTCAGTGGCAAAATGGTTTAAATGCGGTAAACGGTGCGGTTGGTTCGTTTGAAAACCTTGCAAAAGGCGATTGGACAAAAAGACGATCAGATTCTAAACAATTCTATCTACGTGTTGAAGAATTCTATGCTGGAACTGGACTTACTGGCGGAACAACAACTCCCGCTCTAGCCCAGTCTATTAAGCTTAGTGATAGTTACGCAGGATCTTCGGGTACAGATGCAGGTGAATACACTAAAGGTGAATACCTAACAGCAGACGTTCAGACTGATTCAAGGGACAATGCAGATCCTACCGCAGCTGGAGGTAACTTCTTTTGGCTGTCTTATAGATCTGACACCGCTGTAGGTATTACAGGTATCACACCTACTCAACTATCTCTTGCGATTGATGCTGCAGATGGTCAGCGAGCTAGAGTCACTGCTACGGCACATGGCTTGCAAGATGGTGATAGGATCACTATTACGACTGGCGCTTATGTTGGTACTTATAAGGTAGAAGTAGAAGACGCCAACGAGTTCTTTATTGAGACCGCAGTCACTGGTGACGATCCAGCAGCCGATGCATTCTACGCTATTGTTGAAACCGCTGCAGTAAACACCGATGATGGTTTTAATCTAGAAAGTGCAACACACGGTTTTGAAGACGATCAATATGTGACAATATCTGGCACAAGTACTGGATACGATAACTCTTATCAGATAAATGTAAGAGCATCTACACTTTTTCAAATTCCAATATCATCGCTAATTCCTAACCCAGGTCCAGTAACAGCCGCTAGAGCTACTCTTCCTAGAGTCAATGTTAAGACTGAATTTGGTACTGTTAAAGTAGTTCAAGGACAATCGATTGATATCGGTGAAAGTGAAACAGAGAATATTATGTCGTTTGTTGGCATGGACTCTCTTGCACAGACTCATCCAAACTATCTAGTACCAGACAGCTACAATACAATTAATGGATATCAAAACTACAACTCTGATCCTGAAGATAGCCTAACCACTAGGATGTCAAAGGTCACAGCAATGATGGCTGACCGAATTCAGGACCGGGGCATTCAGATTGTAGGTCGAGCTAATATAACTAGTGAAACAGTAGCAGCTAATCAAGTGGTTAAATCTACACACGATCTAGTTATCAAAAAACCTGCCGGTCCTGATCAGACAATCTCAATACAGAACAATGATATTGTTATGCCAGCAAATTCCGTAGCGGTTGTTGAGATAGATCGCGATGGAAGTGCTGCACTAGTGCCATCTGTAGAAAGCTGGGGAAGCTCGCATCTTTTAGAAGAGAATAAGCTTATCTTGTTCTATCGTTTTAGCGACGATATAGTCTACACTTGGAACTCTCAAATTCTACAGCCATTTGATCATGTTAATACTGGCAATGTAGAAGATGCACAAAATAGAAATATAATCTTCTACATGCCTGGATCTGTTCGTTGGGCATCTGGAACAGGTGACATCATATTGGATGTTCAACAGAATCCAGAAGAAACAGATATTCAAACTGTAGATGCAAGTTCTTTTGCTCAAAATGCTTACTTCGTGCTATATGCCGCAAAAGATCTAAATCAATATTATGTTTGGTTTAATCAAGATGGTGGTGGATCTGATCCAGGTGCTGCAGGTACTGGGATTGAAGTTGCTATACTTAGCTCAGACACTGCAGACGATGTTGCAAGTAAAGCTGCAGCTGTAATAAATGGAATAGCAGATTTCAATGCAACTGTAACCGATGATGTAATTAACATAGTTAACGCAGATGTTGGTGAAGCTACAGATGCTTCTGATGGTGCAATTCCTACAAACTTCATATTTACAGTAGTGTGTCAAGGTATTGATCCCGATCCGACTATCGTAATTCCAGGTTCAGTGAACGACAATGCTATTGATGCAGATGCGATAAATCTAAGCGGTTCGCTTCAAATTCAAGATGGACAATCAGCTTGGGTTCGCATTGATCGCTTCGGTGCTAAGGTGTTTGATAATGTTAGTACCGATCCTACAGTAGAAGATACACAGCTAAACGGCTCTATCTATATAACATCTACAGATGATGTACCTATCGATCAAGATGTGTTTGTGCTATTTTCTAGGGTTGATGAGAATCTGATTCAACACCATAGGCACCAGAATCCTGATTCTAATGTCTATGAAGAAAATATCTCTATTGTAGATTCAATTACTGGATCTAATCAAATTGTTGGTCCAGTGCCATCTGGAACTCAGATAATTCTTCCACTTGATAGCAGAGATGCTAGCACTCCTCAAACCTATGTGGTTGGTGCTGGATTTTTAGAGATTTTCCTAAACGGTCAATATCTTTGCCAAGGGGATGACTGGTTAGAAGTTGGTCCATTAGATTGTGAATCTAATAAGATTGCCATAAATCAACCACTTCAGTCTGGTGATAAGCTTACTTTCAGAATCGACACTAATGGAGGAGTGTTCTTCTCTTCTGCTGGTGCTGGTACTGGAGCATCTACTTCACTTCAAGTGGAAGAA